CGAGCCGTTCAGCCAGATGTTCCCCACCTAGATCGCACCCTCTCGGCGCAGCCGTGCCAGCAGACGCGCGAAGGCGTAAACCAGCATGGCCTGCTCCCACGGGTGGAGTTCATCGAACGTGGGCCGCTCATCGTCCCCCGTGACGGTGCGTTCCTCCATCACGAAGATGCGAGCCACCGCAGCCGGATCGGGTTCGTCGGTGTCGAAGATGTCGTCGGGCTCGATGTCCCCGAAGTCACTCATGGATGACCCTCTCTGGTTCGACGCCGTTGGACGACAGCGGCGGTGGGGCGCTCTGCGCGCGCAGCACGGCGTTCTCGAACTCCAACTGGCCGATCCGCTGCACCAGTTGGTTGATCACCGACTGGGCGTCCACGACCGGGCCTTGCGGCTGCTGGTCGCTCACGCGGGCGCACCAGGCTCGGGGTCGTACGGCCAGTTGAGGTTGATCGCTGCGGTGAGATCGCCATCGGTGATGATGTCCCCATCATTGCCTGGCGCACCACGCCCTGCTGCTAGCGCCGTCTCGTAGGCCGCTTCGGTGGCCACTGCCACCGGCCAGATGAGCGGCTCGATGGGGGCTTGCCCCGCGGCCAGCATCTTGCCGTACGTCGAGTCCTGCTTCTCCTCATCGGCCTGCAACTCCTTGTGGGCCATCGCTACGACACGAGCCCGCAGATCAGGGTCGTTGGCCGCTTGGTTGATGGACGCTGCCGTCATCAGGCTCCTTCCAGTTGCGCCACACGGGCGCTCAGTTCCTTCACGCTCTGCCACAGCACCGCGACCAAACCGGACAGGTCGATGCCGGGACCGAACGGGCCGGGATCGACCAGTTCGGGGGCTACTGCCTCCACTTCCTCAGCAACCAGCCCGAAGCGGTAGCGAGGCTCGACCACCGGAGGCTCACGCGGCGTGGAGTCGGCGTGCGGCGCCGTGCAGACAGGACCAAAGGCCATCTCGTGCTGCAAGTCCCGGTAGAACACCGGCTCGATCCGATCAAGCACCTGGCTCGCACGCGCACCTAGTCGCTCGATCTCGCCCTTGAACTTCCGAGTGCTGGCCACCGTGAACGCTGCGGCGTAGCACTTGATGTAACCGGTGTTATCACCGTTGAGCACACCCATGTACATCGTGCCGTCGTTGTGAAGTTGCAGCCCACTCGTCCAGCCGGTCGCATGGTTGACGAAAGCCAAGCCGACCTCGCCAGCCCCGCTGACCTTGTGGATCGACAGGGGCCGTTCCCACCAGGTGCCGCTCAGCGGTTGCGAGAGGATGCTGGTCTTGGGTCGAGCCCCCTGGGTGTAGGCGTTGCCCGGCTGCACCGCCGCCTGCCCGCTGTAGGCGTTGACATCGACATACCCGCCGCCGTTGGACGTGACCGTCAGATTCCCGTTGCCATAGACGGCACCGCTGGTGGCGTAGAAGTCGGCTCCCTGGACTCGGCCGCTGGCGACAACCCTGGCGGTGACGAACAGGTCTCGATAGACGAAGAAGTCCTTGCCCGACGTGGCCGCGTAGCAGGCGTTGGTCATATCAGAGGAGTGGTGGACTCTCACCGCTGCATCGGTGTCGGATGACATCATCCAGTTGCCCAACGTGAACCGAGCCTGCCCGGCTGCGGGCTTGTGGAACAGGGCGAGCGCCGTCGCAGGTTCGCGATTGGAGAACAGACGAAGTTGGTCGTTGTACAGGTTGAACTCGTAGTGGTACGGGTTGGGGCCGGTGCCGTTACCGCCGTCGCCCGCCCCGAAGCGCAGCGCTGGGTAGGAGACACCGACCGCATCGGGGATGATCAGCGGGTTGAGGTTGACGACCTGCGGGTTGGCAGCCACCCAGGTCTGGCTGGCCTGGTTCCATGTGAGCACCGTCGAGTCAGCCGGTGAGGGGACGTTCACGTCGGACAGCCAGTCGAGGGTCTGCGCTACGAGCGTCGGGTTGGGGTACGTCCCCGCCAGACCACCCCCAGCAGGGCCAGACGGCGGGAGCGACGTCGGTGCCGCAGGCAGCGCCACATTGCGCCATGAGCCGCCCGAGTACGTAAGCACCTGGTTGTCGGCTGGCGTGCCCATCAGCACGTCGGACAGATCATCCAGGGTCAGCAGCGAGTTGACCCACTCTGTGCCCGAGTAGCGCAGCACCTGCGCTGCGGCCAACAGACCCGTCGTGATGGTCACGTCCGTCAGCCAGTCGAGAGGCTGCGCAGTCGGCGCTGCTGGCGCCTTCTGCAACGTGACGAAGACCTCGGAGTCTTCGGGCGGCTCGTTGCCCTGCGGCACGTTGGCGGTCGTCGCGACCGGGATGCTGATGTTCCCGCCAGCCTGCACTGTGGGCGTCCCGGTCACGTCGTACAGATAGTGACGCGTGGCGTCCTGGGTGGCTCGCACCGCGACGCGATCGCCAGCCCTGAGCGATTGCAGCAGGATCGTCCACGACTGGGTGAACAGGTCGATGTTGTGAATCCAGAGGTTGCCTGCGTTCCCTGGGTTGCTGACCGAGTGGCCGATCTCACCGCTGGGGACCGGGGCAGTGACGGTGGCGTTCTGCCAGCGCCACATCGAGGCAAAGGAGCCGTGTCCACCGTCGCCCGGTGGGGCGATCGGGAACTGCAACAGCGTCACCGTCACCGTGTCGTTGTCCACCGGCTCGTTGCCCTGAGCCGACGACGAGTCGGTCTGGATCGGGATGGACGTGCCGAACTGCATGGGCGCAGTCACCCGAAATATCTTCCAGGCCAGCGGGTCGGTGGTGGAGCGCACGAAGATGAAGTCGCCCCAGTTGAGGGCGAGGTGCTGGATCGACCAGTCCACGTTGTCGGTGTCCCGACTGCCGATCCACAGGCCCGTCGCTGCACCAGGCGTGACGTTGTTGACGCCTACGTTGCCGTTGCCAGGGCTGGCCACCAGCGCCGCGGCCTTCCAGATGTAGCGCCCGATCCAGCCGCCCCCAGGGGGCACTGCCGATCCGGCTGCTGGCGCGGCGACGTTCTTCCACTGGCCCGACGACGACTCGTACACCAGGATTTGCCCGTTGGCGGGGCTGGCGATCGTCACGTCGGTCAGCCAGTTCAGGTTCTGCGGCGCGGGTGTGGGCGGGTTCTCGTTCGTCCACACCTGGCTGTTGCCGTCGAACGTGAGCACCTGGCCATCGACAGGCGTGTTCAGGTTCACGTCGATCAGGTCTTGCAGGCGGATCATGGTGTTGATCCACTGCGAGCCGTTGAACATCAGGTAGTGGTTGGCAGCCGGGGCGGTGATCGTGACGTCGGTGAGCCAGTCAAGTGGCTGCGGGGTCTGCGGCGCGCCCGTGGGCACCTGGTTGACCCACTGCCCCGTCGCGCTGTCGTACGTGAGCACCTGATCGTCTGTCGGCCCACTGACCGTCACGTCGGTCAACTCGTCCAGCGTCGTCGCCCCACCGCCACCGCTACCAGCACCCGCGTGGGAGTGGCGCTCGATCACGGCCAGGCGTTGCAGCATCTCGTCCTGGCGCTGGGCGAACCGCTTGGTGGGATCGCCGGTCCACTGCTCCGGGTTGCGAGTGTCGCTCATGCTCCCTCCGCGCACGACAGCGTGCAGCGCACCCCGCCATGAGGCTCGATGAACCATTCCACCGACACGACGTGTGCCGTCGTCTCGATCTCACCAGTCGGCCAACGAATGAAGATCGGTGTCACGTCTCCCACAAGCGGGAAGAAGTCGGCGTCGTACGCCAACTGCGGTGCCACCTGCAAGTTGAAGAGGCGCTGCAACTCCTGGCCGTCCGCGAGACGCCCATCAGCATGCGAGGCCAGCGTCGTCGGGTTCGTCACGTCAGGGTACGCGAACGACGCCTCCCATCGTCCCTCTGGGGCCAGCGCCACGTCAGCCGACGCGCGCACTGCGGGGCCGATCACGCTCTTGTCGCCTGTGACGACGACCGCCTTGTAGTAGCGGTCGATCCCGCTCTCGATGTTGGCGTAGTCCACCGTGCCCGGCAGATGCAGCACGTACGGCGCCGTCTGGCGTCGCGTCACCGACCACAGGTTGAAGCGGCGCTCGGCGTCGATCTCGTACTGGAAGCCGTTGGAGACGTTCGACAGTTCCTGCAAGCGCTGGCCCACGTTGTCGCCCGCTTCGTAGTTGCGATCGCGCAACTGGCCGGTGGCAGCCATCGACCCGCGTGTGATGCCGAGATCGCCGCCCGACTGGGCCTGGGTGTGAGCGATCAGCGACCAGGCGATCTCAGCCTGCTCGACGTTGGCATGGTTGACGTCGCTCATCAGGAAGCGCCGATCGAGCAGCCCGCGATAGTCCACCAGGTTGAAGTCGATCTTGGCCGAGTCGGGGGTGACGTCTAGCGGCTGCGGCAGCATGCGCGCTCGGAAGAACAGCGTGCCGTTGTCGTCGTAGGCCCACAGATCGTTCTCGGCCAGCCGCACGCCCGGCGTCGTCGGGTGGGCTGCGCTCATCACGCGGATCGTCCCGTTGTTCGGCTGGTCGAGTTGGAACGCCACGGAGATGGAGCCCCACTGCACGATGTCCCGTTCAGGCTCAGCGCCTCGCCACGGCCCGGTCCCCAACTGCACGCGGCGCATCGGCTACACCCACGCGCTGCGGTAGCAGAACTCCACGCGAGCGGCGGCACCACTGCTCACGGCTCGCGCTCGCAGCGTCGTCGTCCCTAGCGGCAGCGACGGCATCAGCGCGTTGGCCAGGTTGTTGTAGAGCGACACGCCGTTGTTATCGACCACGGAGCGTGCCGCGCTGTCGATGTCCACCCACCCGCCCGCGGGGATCGTCAACGGCGTGCGGTTGAGGTCCAGCGTGTAGGTCGGCACGTTCGGGTTGATGAAGTCGATGAAGGGCTGCTGCACGTCGCCGCTGATGCGCATCGTCCACGGCGAGATGGCGTTGCCCGCATTGATGACGTTGATCGCGTTGGTGATGCTCGGGGGGTACGACCACGAGTGGACGCGGTCGTACGTGCGCCCCACCGGCTGATCGAAGCCGAACGTGGTGCAGCGCAGCCCGTTGGGTGAGTCCGGTATGTACTCGTACGAGCGCCCGCTGGGGTTGATCCACTGAGCCACGACCGACATCACGCGCGGGTTGTCGAACACCGCTCGACAGTCAGCGCCGCGCAGGATCATCTCGCGCGGGACCGTGTAGCCGTTCGGCAGATAGCGCAGCCGAGCACGCCGTCGCGGCAGCACGTAGGCCCGCAGACGATCGAGCAGCAACTGCACCGGCGCCTTCGACCCGTCGAGCCCCAGCCCGATCGTGACTGCTGACTCCCCGAAGTAGCCCGTCTCGTCCCAGATGCCGTTCATGTAGGCCATCTCAAACATGACCTCGCGGATCACCGGGAAGCCCAGTTCCAGGCTCGTCACGATGTAGCCCGCTTCGCACGACAGGTCCAACTCGCCCAGGTCGTCAGCCCACAGCACCAGCGAGCGAGGCGTCTGCGTGGCGGGCACGCCCACCACAGGGTTCGGGGTCGGCAGCGTCGCCAGGAACGCTGTGTTGCCTCGTCGGCTCCGCATCAGATCGCTCCCGTCAGCACCATGGCAGCCTCAGCCTTCTGGAACAGCAGATCAAGGTCGGTCGGCGTCACGAACGTCGCCGTGTCGATCTGGATGACCGACGTGGGCGTCGTTGAGGCGAGCCCGGTCTGCGCCAGCAACTGTTGCGCACGGGCAGGCTTCGACAGCGGGATGATCACCTCGGGGCCACTCTCCCCGAACACGCCGAGCGTGGGCTGCGTGAAGACCGCGCCCATGGCGAACGTCGGCAGGTTGGGGAAGTCCCACGGGCCAATCGTGAACGACGGGATGTCCGGGATGGGGCCAGGCAGATCGATGCCGCCGATTGTGACGGACGGGATGCGAATGTCGTTGAAGGACCGGGCAAACGAGTTCCACACGCCCTTGATGCCGTCGATGATGTTGGAGAACCACTGCTTCGCCGTGCCCCAGATGTCCTCGATCACGTCCCACGCCGCTTCGAACGGCTTGGTGATGATCGCCTTCAAGCCCGCCCAGATGGTCTGGAAGAAGGTGATGATCTGCATGAGCACGCCGCGCAGCGTGTTCCACGCACCCTCCACCGCCTTGACGACGCCATCCCAGATGCGGCCCCAGTCGCCCTCCAGGATGCCCGCGATGATGTTGATGACGCCCTGGATGAACTGCAACAGGCCCTCAACGATCGTGCGGATCGCGTTGTAGGTGCCTTCCACGATCGTCTTCGCGGTGTTCCAGAAGCCGTCCCACAGCGGGCCGATCACGTCGAGGAAGATTTGGAAGGCCATCTGTATCTGTTCCAGGCCGTTCTTGAAGATCGCCTCGATCAGCGGCCAAACGATCTCGACCACGTTCCGGAAGAACTCGATCGCGCCTGGCAACTGGCCGACGAACCACTCCACGATCGGCTGGAGCACGCCGAAGATGCGATCCCAGGCTGCGACGAAGATGTCGATGATCCCGGTGATGATCCCGGTGATCTCGTCGCCGTACTGGCGCCACAGCCCGACGAAGAAGTCGATGATCGGCTGCGCCGCGGTCTTCATCGCCGTCCACGCGATACCCCACGCGATCTTCACGGCGTTGATGGCGGTCTTGATGAACGTGGTCGCGACCTGCACCGCGCCCACCACGCGACCCCACACCTCCGACGCGATCCGCTGAATGTCGTCCCAGTTCTCCTCGAACCACTTGAACACGCCGTCCCACGTATCCACGAACCACGTCGCGACGGCGTCCACCAGGTCACGGAACCACTGGAACTTGTTGTAGGCGACCACGGCCGCCGCGCCCAGAGCAGCCACCGCGGCGATGATGGCGATGAACGGCGCAGCCGCGATGAGCGCGGGGATCGCGCCGATGACACCGCCCACGATGGTCAGCACGCTGCCGACCGCGCTGATCCCGGCCAAGGCCAACTTGATCGCAGTGAAGGCCAGAGCGAAGTCGATGAGCGCGTCAGCGGCGATCTTGATGCCATCCGAGTTCTCGTCCGCCCACAGCCCCAGCGGCTTCAACGCCTTCTCCAACAGTTCCGTCACGACGTCACGCACGGGGCTGAGCAGTTCGAACCAGCCGCCAATCGTCTCGCCCCAGAAGCGCAGACGGTCGATCACGGCGTTGGTGATCGCGAACGCGATCGCCGCGATGGGGCCGATGATGGCACCGAGCACACGCGCTGCCACGCCGATCACTGGCAGCACACGCGCGAGCAGGTCGAGCATCGGGCCGATGATGGGCACGACCGCGATGAACAGCGAGCCGAGCACATCGCCCAGTCCCGTGAACGCGTCGGTCAGCGCCTGGACGTGCGTGCCCGTCTCCGGCGTGAACATGGTGACCAGCGCGTCGGTGAACGGTTGCAGCGCATCCGCCATCGTTACGCCGATGAGGTCCTTCAAGTTCGTGAGGACACCGCTGATCGTCCCGGCCGCACGTGACATCGCCCCAGCCGCGCCAGGAAACTCCTTCATGCGCTGCAACAAGATGGGCAGTGCGTCCTTCGACAGCACCTCGCCCGACTTCACCATCTTGCGCAGTTGTTCCTCGCTGATGCCCATGCCCGCGGCCAACTGCCGCCAGGCGTTGAAGCCAGGGAGGGCGTCGTTCAACTGGCGCATCTCCTGCGCAGCGATCTTGCCCTGCGAGCCCATCTGCGAGACGGCCAGCACGGCGTTGTCAAACTGGGTCTGGTCGCCGCCGAACGTCGCCACCAGGTCGCCCAGGACCGTGGTGAAGCCGAGCACGTTGTCGCGCGTCTCGTCCAGCGTCTTGCCGGTGAGCCCGATGGCGTCGCTGACCGCCAGGATGCGCCGCGTCGTCTCCGCCAGGTTGGGCAGTTCGAACGGGGTCTGGACCGCCATCTTCTTGATGGCCGCGATCCACTTGTCGGCTGCTTCCTGGCTGCCGTCCGACAGCGCCTTGAAGCCGCGCTCGGCGCCGTCGAGCACGCCGCGCGTCTCAATGCCCATCTGCACGAGGCTCGACGTGAGCCGCGCCAGGCCCTGCACGCCACGAGCGACGAGGTTGCCGAAGGCGATCGTGCCCGCTCGGTTGAGCAACTTCTGGAAGCGACCGACGTGGGTGTTGGCCTCGCGGAAGCCGCTCTCGATCTCGCGCTCGATCGACTCGCCGGTCCCGGCCATCCCGGCCTTGACGCCATCCTGAATCTGGTCGCCCGCCCGGCGAGCCTCACCAGCGATGCCGGTGCTGTCGAGATCGAGGACGACCTGGGCGTGGCCCACGATGTTCGACATGGCCGGGATGCTACGTCCTGGCTACCAGCCCCTTCTCGTTTCGTCTTCCGCCCAGCATCACGGCAGCGGCGCGCGTGCTCAGCGCCGCCTCTTCGTCGCCCCGCCACCACGACGGCACGAAGTCCTCAGGGGCCACGTGGGAGACGGTGACTTCCTCACGCATGACGTGGCTCTCGATCTCGGCGCGCAGCCGATCCTTGGCGCGTTCGTCAGCGTGCTCCGTGATGGCGTACCACCACAGGTTGTAGGCCCGATAGCAGGGCAGCGCGAGCGGGTCTACCCCGCGCGCCGCGCAGTACCCGTCGAACTCCGCGAAGTTCGCCCAGATGGCGCCGTCGATCCATTGGGCCGCAGCGTAGGGCGGCCTGCTTGGGCCTCCATGAGCGCCTCCATCACACGCAGCGCCACCGCCTCGTCGCCCTTCTCTTCGAACTCGGCCTGGAACTCCTCGCACTCCGCGGGGATCACCAGACTGCCGAGCAGCGTGAGGAACGAGTCGAGCGCTACGTCCGGATCGGACTGTTTCTGGGCTGCGCTCATGTCGCGCAGCAGCGTCCGCTTCTTTCCCAGCGTCATCGACGGTTGGGCATGCCAGGTGCGTTGGAAGAGTATGAACTCCAACGGCTCATCAGCAGTGGACGCGATCTCGGCGTCGAAGTCGAAGCGTGTCATCGCGGCGTGACGCTACAGGCTGCGCCGTCCGATGACCGCTTCCATGGCCTCCGTCATAAACGGGTCGGGCTCCATGCCCTTCACCTTGCGAGCCACGATCTTCTCGCCGCCTGGGCTGTACCAGACCATCACCTTCCTGCCCCCTTCGCGCGTGATCGCACGCCCGCGACGCCCGAAGACGCCAGTGCCCTCGTGGACCCACATGGCATGGGGAGCGGTGGCTTCCACGACCGCTTGCAGCGAGCCGCCTCGCCCGGCGACACGAGAGCGAATCGATCCCGCCAGCGTGCCGTGGCGCCGTGGAGCGCGACGTCGCGCGCTGGTCGCCACCTCACGACCGAGCCTGTCGAGGTACTGGCCCACCATCCCGCTCGGCGCGCCCAGCATCTGGCGGATCGCAGGGTCACTCCATCGCATCACGACCTTCGCGGTGACGCGCTGCGGCATCAGACCAACTCGACGTACGCCGTCGTCTCGACCGCAGCGCAGCCGCCCAACGACAGGAACCCCTGGGACTCGACCAGCACCGCTTCGGACCACCACGGCTCGTTCTGCAACGTCTCCCAGACGATCAGCGCGTCGGAGTAGAGCGCCAGCGCCGCTTGCGTCTCGTCTTGCGGCGACGGGGCTCGCCCGCCTTCGTCCAGCGTCGGGTAGCAGCGCACCAGCCCGATGACGATCTGCGCCGCCGTGGGGTGCGCACACACCTGCATCGCACCCTCGGTGGGGAAGCGATCCGAGCGGTACGTGCGATCGATGCGCCCGTACAACTCGCCCATGCAGCAGTCGTCCCACGGCGTCACCCCGACCGTCACCGCAGCCCGCGCCACGGGGCGGTTGGCGGCGTCCAGCGCGTTGAAGACGACGATCGTGGCGCTCTGCACCGCCAGCGCCGGGGTGGGCGGGGCGACGACGCTCATGCCGAGACGACCGTGCGCTCGACGCAGCCGTCGTCGGGGATGAGCACCTTCGACGGCACTTGCATCCCGCCTGGGTTGGTGAGCGCCACGAAGCCCATCACCATCGGCAGACCTGACGCCTTGCCCAGCACGCTGACGG